GTGGTTGACGGCTGGTACGAATGATTATGTGTTGACGGCTGATTCGGCTCAGGCGAAGGGTGTGAAGTGGGCGGCGATTACGATTCCGCCTTCGGTTGATATTATTCAAATCCAGGTATTTAGTTAGGAGTATTTATGTCTACATTCACGAAGAAAAAGTTGTCGGGTTCGACTGATGGTTTGGCTATCAAAGTCACTGGTACTGCGACGGGTGATGCGGTGACGGTGCATGCTGCTGTTGCTGGTACGACTGTTGGTACGTTTGATGAGATTTGGTTGTATGCGAATAATACTTCTGGGAACAGCGTGAAGTTGACGATTGAGTGGGGTACTGCTACTGCGGCTGATGGGAATATCGAGTTGACGATTTTGCCTGAGGCTGGTTTGGTGACGGTGATTCCTGGTTTGATTTTGCAGAATGCGAAGGTTGTTGAGGCGTTTGCTGCTACGGCTGATGTGATTTTGTTGACTGGGTTCGTCAATGCGATTGTGGCGTAGCGTATGGCTCTCACAGGTTATGTTTCAGGTCAGGTTATTCAATCGGTTCCAACGAGAGGCAACATGAAAGTAGATAGATTCACTGCTGACGGTACTTGGACTGTTCCTGCTGGTGTTACGTATGCGGTAGCGCACATTCGCGCAGGCGGTGGTGGTGTGGCTGCAACCTCAGGTGCAGGCGGCACTTCGTCGGTAGCGTTCGCTGGTGGCACGATTAGCGCAACAGGTGGCGCAGCAATGACAGCGAACGCAGATAGTGGTGGCGCAACCAGAGGCAACGCAGGTGCAGCAAATAGCGGCAATGGCGCAAAGGCTCAATACCAAACTGACGCTGGTTATCAGTTGCAAGGGCAAGACGGTGCTTACGTTGTTGCAGGTGGCGATGTCACACCAGCCGCAAGTATCACCGTCACGGTTGGCGCTGGCGGTACGGCAGGCACCAACGGCTTCGCTGGCGGAAGCGGCTACGTATGGATTGAGTACCTAGCATGAGCGAACGCACAGTAGCCCGATGCGAACCGAACACGACGAATGGTGTTGTGGTGAATGTTTCTGTGAAGGCTGCGGATTGGGTGAATGATGACCCGACGCATCTCATTGAGTACACGCCTGAAGCACCTGCGGCTATCGGGTGGGCTGTGGTGAACGGTGTGGTCATCGTTCCTGAAGTTCCTGAAGGGGAGTAGTTGTGGCTAGTCCACGGAGAACGCTTGGTTATGTTTCGTCGTGGAATACGGTGCTTGCTGGCAGCGAATACGGCATAGCGACTGGTGGTACGGCTATTACACCTGACCCTGTTATTGGTGGTGTGACTTACCGAGTGTTGGAGTTCACTGGTTCGGGTACTTTGACGGTGACGAAGGCTGGCTTGTTTGAGGTACTTGCGTTTGGCGGTGGTGGTGGTGGTAGCGGCGGAAACAATGTCAATGTCGCTGGTGGCGGTGGTGGTGCTGGGCAGTACGCACTATCAACTATCTACCTTTCATCTAACCAGAGCGTCGTCATCGGCGGCGGTGGTGCGCCTGCCCTGTTCTCTGCTGGCAGCAACGGCACGGGTTCTAGCGTCGGCACCACGACTGGAAGTTTCGCATCATCTGGCGGTGGTGGTGGTGGTTCTGGTACGGGCAATGTTGGTGCTTCTGGTGGCGGTGCTGGTCAAGGTGGAAGCATTGGGGTTGCTTCGTGTGCAGCAACAGGGTTCAACGGCGGAACTTCATCAGGCGGTTCAGGCGGCGGCGGTGGTGGTGCTGGCGCAGTCGGTGTGAACTCAACTGGTACAGGTGGCGCAGGTGGCGCAGGTGTGCAGGTCAATACATTTATCGGCGGTGCGTCACTCTTCAAGGCTGGTGGTGGCGGTGGTGCTGGTAGCAGCAGTGCCGCTGGCGGCTCAGGCATCGGTGGCGCAGGGGCTGGCTCTGCTGGTGCGATAACGGCAGGTTCAGCGGCAGCGAATACAGCAAGCGGAGGCGGTGGTGCTGCTGGGAACACTGGTACTGGTGGCAGCGGCGGCTCAGGCATCGTTTATGTAAGGTTCAAGGTCTAAACATGGCTCACTTCGCAAAGATAGATAACGGCACAGTCTCACAAGTAATCGTCGTCGGCAACGACGATTGCGGTGGAGGCGACTTTCCTGCATCAGAATCAGTTGGGCAAGCGTTCATTGCATCACTCGGCTTGGCTGGTGAGTGGAAGCAAACTTCTTACAACGGCAACTTTCGTGGCAAATACGCAGGTATCGGTGACACCTATGATGCTGACTTAGATGAGTTCGTGACACCAGCAGTTGAGAGTGCGCCCGAATAACAGCCTTCGTTGGCTGATACTCGCACCCGCGATATTCTTCGCCCTCACAACCCCAGCCAACGCTGAACCCCAACCAGGACTCAACACCACCTACTACACCATCGACGAAATACCACCGCTACGTTCCACCAGCGAATATCCAATCTGCGGAACCGAAACAGAAAACAACATCAACCGCAGTTACGACGGCGAACCATACGAAAACTGCACAGGCGACCTGTTCATGGTCCACATGACTGGCTACATCGACATCCCAGAACACACAACGATTGAGTTCATGTTGGCTACAGATGACGGCGGATATGCGGACATCGGCGGCAACGAGTTCGAATCATGGAACGACCAAGGCTGCACCTGGATACCATCAGGCCAACTAGAGATTGAGGTAGGCGTCCAACCGCTTGACGTGTGGATGTACGAGAACGGTGGCTCATCGTGCATCATGCTCGCCTGGAACATTGACGACGCAGGTTGGGCAATAGTTCCCGACGAAGCGTTCACCCAAACCTCAACACCAACCACAACCATCCCTGAAACCACCACAACGTCAGAGCCGACCACGACTGTCCCCGAAACAACCATTCCTGAGACGACCATCCCTGAAACCACCACAACAACAACCGTCTACGTTCCCCCAGCCACCACCACCACAGAACCTACCGAGGAGGAAGCGCCTCCCCCTGACACAACTCCTCCTCCGCCAGAAGACGACGAGCCTGACGAGACAACCCCTGAGACTCTGCCCGAAGACGAGCCTGATACGACTCAACCTGAAACAGATGACCCAGAAACAGAATCGACACCAGAAGAACCAGACCCAATAGAGGAAACAGAAGAAGAATCATCAGAGTCAACCATACCCGACGACGACGAGGAGGAACAGGACATTGAAGAACCAGCCGCAGAGGAACCGATCACCGAAGAACCAGCCGCCGAAGAACCACAAGAATCCATCACCGCCATCCTTGACAACGAACCCACCCCAGAACAAGCACTCACCCTCGCCACCGACCCCGAAGTCCTAGCCAACATCAGCGAAGAACAAGCCGAACAAATCTTTGAAACCCTAGACGTAGCCGCCCTCACGGAAGAACAAACCACAGAACTCATTGCCGCAGTCCAAGACGCCCCCATCGAAGTACGAGAAGCCTTCGAAGACAAAGTGGACATCTTCAAAAACGCCCTAGACACCTACATCCCCACAGGCTCCAACATCCCCGTCGGAGAACGACGCGCCCTCATCGCCATCGGCGCAGCCCTCACAGCCGCAGCAGCGACTAGGATACGCCGATAATGAAACGCATACTCGACTACATCACCGAAAACTCGTGGACCCTCGCAGGCACAGGGTTAGTCCTCATCACACTCTCAGGCCCCACCCTCCGCCAAGCACTATGGATAACAGGAGTAGCCCTAGTGCTACACTCAGTACTCACACTAGGAACGGGGAAGAAAGATGAATAAAGCCATGACCATTACCAAAAATGTGATAACAAAGTTCCTCGACCTAGGGCAACGCCTCCTATCCCTGTTCCTTGCCAGCGCCCTCCCAGCCATCACAGGCGGAGCCGTCATCGGCGTATCGGTAGCCAAATCTGCGTTGCTCGCAGGATTCATGGCAGTAGTCCAAGTGATTCAAAAACTTGCAGCCGCCTCAACCGACGGCGAACTGACAAGCGAGGAGATTGCTGAAGCGTTCGGGAAGAAGTAATGGCAACCCCATACCCCATCGTCAAAGTAACTCTCTGCTCACATCTGAAAGGCGTCAAACCTGGTGAACTCAGTCCAGAACTTCTTCGCAGCATTGAAGGCAAAGGCAAACTCCATCATTGTGCGGCTGACGCATACGAAGCAATGGACGCAGCCGCCAACGCCGAAGGTATCGACCTCTCCCCAACCTCGCAAGCGGACACCTACCGTTCGCTCGAAACCCAAGAGTATGGCTTCTACCAAAGGCACACTGACAACCCGAACAAAAAACTCCTCAAGCAAAAGCCGCGCATCTACAAAGGCAAAGCGTGGTACCTGAAAAAAGGTATGGCACCAATGGCAGTCCCAGGGACTTCCAACCATAACCTCGGTATCGCCATCGACATTGCCAACGCCTCCGGCGCACGCTTAGCGTGGCTGCTCAAACACGCTCAGCGTTTCGGATTCTCATGGGAACTACAATCCGAACCCTGGCACCTGCGCTATGTAGTCGGTGACGCCACCCCAGAGGCCGTCAAATCGTGGCTCGCCACCCGACCAACACCCGACGCATAATGGATGCCAACGCCGCACTCATCGTCGCTGCGGTAGTAACAGCAGTAGGTGGCATCCTTGTTGCCATCATCCAACAGTTCAAAAAAGAAAACCACACCGATCACCAAGTAGTCATCGGACTACTTCACGTGCTACGCAAATCCCAAACCCGTGTCGAAGACAAAGTGGACAGGGTTGACGAACGGCTCACCAACCACATAGAGTCACACCTCTCAGGAGGGATGCTTGACAATGAGCGAACAATACACCAAGATGGAGTTGAAGGAACTAGCAAAGTTTCTTCGTAAGGTATACCCAGGAGTTGCCGATCAAGACAGCTTGTGGGCGTTGATAGAAAAAACCGAACAACTCATCAAGGGGAAACATGGACCAGGAAACAAACGGCGCTGAAATCATCTATGAGGCATACGACCTCATAACAGGCGCACGACAAAACGATTACAGTCATCCACTCGATGACTACTCTCGGACAGCCGAAATCTTTTACGCTGTCACCGGCATACAACTCACCGCAGAAGAAGCAATCCTGTTTATGATTTGCGTGAAATTGTCACGCCTTGCCAACGAACTAGACGAAGGGCTAGATGTCCCCGATAACACTCGTGATGCCATCGGCTACCTCGGCTGTCTGAACATGGTGCGGTCACGCCGCAACACAACTGAACAAAAGATAGAAGACGTGTTCGCTAACTTGCGCAAGCGATACAAGACAGGTGAATCATGGGCCTAATGGACGACATCCAATCCGATGAACGGGCAACATCGCCCCGAACAAAGCGACAAGAGTTGCAAGAAAAACTCTCACCTGAAGACTATGATGATTTCCTGAAAGCCTTGAACAATCCGAACATAAGCCAAGCCGCTATCCGTCGAGCGTTAGCAGCCAGAGGCATCCATGTCGCATCGGGAACGCTTTCCCAAATGAGAAGCGGAGTCGTATGAACTTTGAAGCAGAGATCAACAAAGAACAAGAACTGTTGGGCAGAGTTGAACTCATCAAAGCACGACGAGAACGAGACACCGCCAACAGCGAACTCAACCGAATCAAAATCCAGTTAGATGAAGCGAACCGCGCCCTCTCCGTAGTCTCATCTGCGGAGGCCGCCGAACTACAGCCGCCACGCTGGATGACACCAACCAAACCGAAAACATCGGCAGCAACCCTCGTGGTCATGCTGTCCGACACCCACTTTGATGAGGTGGTAATCCCAGAAGAAGTAGAAGGACTCAACGCATACAACCGTGACATCGCCACCAAACGGTTACACAAATGGGGAACCAACGTCGTCAAAGTAGCCAGACATTACCTAGCCGGTGTCAACTACGACGGCTGCGTACTGCTCCTCGGAGGTGACATCTTCTCAGGAGACATCCACGAGGAACTAGCCCAAACCAACGAGGACACCATCCTCGGATCACTCCTCTACTGGTCAGAACAAGTAGCGGCAGCCGTAGACCTGCTCGCCAACGAGTTCGGCAAAGTCCACGTCGCATCAGTCGTCGGCAACCACGGACGCATGACCCGCAAACCGAGAGCCAAACTCCGAGTCAAAACCAACTTCGATTGGTTGCTCTCCAAAATGGTGGAGAAACATTTCGCCAAAGACAAACGGGTAACGTTCGACATCCCCGAAGGAACCGACGTACTCATCAAAGTGTACGGACACGGACACCTGATGACCCACGGCGACCAAACCAACGGCGGTGGCGGCATCGGCGGCATCTACCCACCGATCATGCGACTACGAGCCAGGAAAGCACAACGGTACCTCACCACCGGAGAGAACTTCCAGACTTTGTGGTGCGGACATTGGCACCAATACATGCCATCACCCCAGCTTGTAATCAACGGGTCGCTAAAAGGTTACGACGAGTATGCGTTCATCAACAACTTCACCTTTGAACCACCACAACAAGCGTTGGCGGTAGTGACACCAAGCCACAACATCACCTTCCACGCCCCAATCTTCTCCGCAGATCGTAAGGCAGAAAAATGGTAACGCCATGCGACTGGTCCCTCGTAGCCGTACATTGGATAGACGCCTTCGATTCCAGCAACGGTTGGATATCCATAAAAGAATACAAAGCGAAACCCCAACACGTCGTCTCCGTCGGCTGGCTATGGCCCGACCTCCTCGAAGGCTATGTGTCCGTCACCTGCTCCTACTGCCCCGATGAAGACCCAGAACCGGAGACGGTGGGCATGGTCACCCACATCCCGACAGGGATGGTACAAAAAGTCGTAGCCCTCGGACACCCACAATTCAATACTTGACTCTGTAACACCCCACCTGTAAGGTGAAACCCAACAACCCAAATAAGGAGAAAACGAATGCTAACCCAAATCCCTAAACCAACCCACGGTTCACAAGCTTGGCTTGAAGCACGCTGGCGTAACGACAACGGTGAAGCCCGCATCGCAGCCTCCGCATGCGCAGCAGTACACGGCCAACACCCGTTCATCACCATCGCAGACCTCGCCAACGAACTGCTATCCGACACACCACCAACACCGAAAGAACAAAACTCTGCGATGTTGCGTGGCACCACTCTGGAAGCACCGATCCGTAACTGGGCATCCCAACTCCTTGGACATCCACTCACCGAACCAGACACCCTCTACCGTTGGGATGAGCCAGGTGTACGTCTCATCGCCACCATTGACTCCATCAGCGGAGACAACAGGGTGTTTGAGCAGAAGACAACGAACAAGATTTGGCGAGGCGAACTCCCCGACTACTGGTATTGGCAAGGAGTCCAACAAGCCATCTGCACCGGAGTCTCCGAAATCACGTGGATCATCTTCGACTCCACCCTCGACCTGCATTTCCATATCCAACCTGTTTCGTCGGATGAGAAACAAACCCACATCGAAGCCTGCCGCCGATTCTTGGCGGCCATTGACATGGGGATGTTGCCTGATGATGCGGTACTGGAATACCGGCACATCCAAGACAGGTATCCTGAGTCAACGAAAAGCAAAGAAGCCGTACTCCCCATGTCGGCACTCGCCACCATCGAGCGTCTCCTCTTGGCGAAAGACCAAATCAAATCAGCCGAAGCTGCTGAGGACGCTGCGAAAGCAGAACTGTGTGAGATTCTTGGTGACGCAGAATACGGGATGTTGCAAGACCAGTTGGTATGCACCTGGAAATCGGCGACCCGCACATCGTTTGACACCAAAAAGTTTGAGCAGGAACACCCTGCTCTCGCAGAGAAATACCGTAAACAATCCACATACCGAACCCTACGAATCACCAACAAGGAGAAACAGTAATGAACCTAGAAGACATCCTCACCAAATACGGTGTACCCGATCCATCAATCGTCGGCAAACTCCCACGAGGCGGCATCACCCTCGACTTCGTAGGTCACGCCGAAATCACACGCATCCTGTTGGAGATAGACCCCAACTGGTCATGGGCACCTACCGCATGGGACACCAACGGCAGACCGGCAATCAGTGAAGTGAACGGTATGGCAGTCATGTGGGGATACCTCACCGTGCTCGGCCAGTCACGTCTCGGTGTCGGCTCAGCACGAGCAGACAAAGCAGACCTAGACAAAGAGTTGGTCGGAGACTTTCTGCGTAACGCAGCAATGCGATTCGGCATCAGCCTCAGCCTGTGGTCAAAGTCAGAGTGGGAAGAACAAGGTGCTACACCTCGCCGTGTAGAAACACCATCCAAACCTGCCCCCGATTTCGTTACCAAGTTCAGTGAAGCGTGCGCCAAAAAAAATCTGGACCCACGCCACATCGCTGAAGCAGCAGGCGTCAACTTGGATGATTTGAAAGCCGACGATGCACCGAAACTGCGTGACGCTTTCAAAGCGATAGTGAGCGAGCAGCCGATAGCGAAAGCTGTTGAGGATGCCGAGTCGTTCATCGCCCAAATCCAGCAAGTGTTCCCATCAGCCGATGTGATTGCGGAAACCCCGAAGATTACTGATCCTGATGCGCCGGCATCCAAGGCACAGTTGGGTAAGGTGCGTGCGATGCTCGCATCGAAAGGGTTGCAGTCGTACACCGACAAGTTGGATAAGGTTCGGGATTTGTTGAACCTGCCTGATTTGAACAAGTTGGAGTTCCTCACCAAAGGCCAAGCCAGCAAGGTTATTCAAATCATTGAGGAAATGAAGTGACCGATGAAAGAAAAGGGTATTGTCAGGGCAATCAGGAGAAATGCTCCACAGGAGGATGTCCTCTTTTTGGCACTCTGGGTAGACCCGACAGACAGAACAAGAGACGCATCCGAGGATGTGGCGATCCGAATGCTAGGGGTCGTCGCAATAGAACGAAAGGCGATTCGAAAGCTCGTCGCGCCCGTAAAAAACTGGGGTTGGGTGGCCACCTTACCCGTCACGAGGAAAACTGGGGTGGCATTTTTCGTACCGAGGTCAAGGCAGGCGCTCAGGTCGGGCCGATTGCTACACGTTTCCAGTTGGCAAAGGGACAGTCTGATGCCGCGAAAGCGTTGGGTGACATACGCCCGTTCATAATGGTGGCTATGCC